GGGAGATATCTTGTGCAGAAGTAATTACCTTAAATGCTTTTTCCCCAGAGATTAAACTAGAGACCTCTGCGCTCATCGTTCCTGTGGTTCCGGTCGTGACCCACGAGCTATCAAATGTAGAGTGTTCAAAGCCAGGATTACTTAAGAGATTAAAGTTTCCTGTTTCAGAAAGATATTTACCCGCCGCCGTTTCGGTAAGCTGGTTATTTGGGAATTGAATTTCCTCTGCGTCAACCTGGGAAAGATTTTCCGCTTTTGCCTTAATTGATGAAGCTGCAAAGGCCGGCGCGCTAGCTCCGTTAGACTTAAGAACATGCCCAGACGTTCCCACTGATGTTAACTCAAATGAATCAGCATCAGAGTAAACCACTGAGCCCGCAGATGCGGTTGTATTTTTATTAGAGCCACCATTAGCAAGAGGTAAAACGCCAGTCGCATCACTTACATTGTTTGCGATTTGCGTCCAGTTAGCTATGTCTGAGGCGAATACGGTTGATGTGTGAGCAGTGTTCGCCTGATAAATCTTATTAGATTCAATAACAACGTCACCAATAGCGTAATTAAATGCGGCTTCCCAATTTGAAATACCGCCGCCCGCACTTTTCCAAATAGTCCCGTTGAATACGTTTAGCTGTAGAGAGTTTGTATTATAGACACACGAGCCATTAGCAGGAGAAGAGATTGCATTTCTCTGCGCCTCTGTCATTGCTGGGCATGGCTTACTCGATAGCGTTGTTGAATTAACCTCTACATTTCCGTTGACTGTAAGCTCTTTCGTAGAAAGCTTGTTGATGTTTTGTTGTGCCATCGCCTCACCCATGAATAGAAAGGCGACCAGACAGGAAATAAAAAGAATTATCTTCATGCTGAAATCCTAACGATAGAAAGTTTTAACTTAGAAGAAGTGTGACCTGATAGATTCCCTGAGTCGTAAGAAACCTGCCCAGATGAATCAATATGCAAGACCACTTGATCAGTAGATATGATTGAATCGTTTAAAATATCGCTACCAGATGAGTTACCAGTGGTTAAATTCCAGTCTGCGCCATCCCAGAAAAGCTGTATCTCAATGGTTTGCCTAAACTCAGAAGAGCCCAATCTCTCAATCTCTGCGCTCAAGAAAGCCGACCTGTAGAGTGCTGAATCAAAAATAAGGTCAGTGATATTTGTGCCTGTTTGATTGTTTAGCAGAGTGTAATTTTCCTGAGAGCCACCAGCAATCACGGGCGCACCCGCAGAACTAAAGCCATCGGCGAACTGCACAATTCTCGTCAAAGGACACCTTCCTTGTAAATCTTAAGCCTGAAGGCTAGAGAATTTTCTGAATCATCTAATGGTATGTAATCCATTTCGTTTTGAATATCCTCGAACTGCTGACACCATCCTAAAAAAGATGCTGCACTGTTTGAATACCCTGAAGCTGAAAGCCTTAAGGAATACTCCCCTTTTTCAATCTTGACCGGATTACTAAAGATGAATGGACAGAAGACATGAACATAACTTTCAGTCGTAGGAATAAGCGCCTTTATTTCAGCATCGGTTAGTGACTTACTTGCTATTGCACTACCTGACTTCTTTAGCTCAAGTGTAAATGTGCCCGATGTATTATGAAGATATAAATAAGGGATAATTGCACCAATATGGTAACGCTCATCGAGCTTTATCGTGAAGTCCTGCACCAGCTCACTAACAAGAGTTTGAACTTGTAGTGTGGTCATGTTGCCTCTCTCGCTGTAAACGAAAGATTGTACTTATTAAAACTAGTGTTTGTGATTGTGGGAATATCTGTAAAGAAAACCATTCCTGAGAATCGGCGAGAATCATCAATCATCCCATCACAGCCAAGGCGAACAAAAAAGGGCTTTGATTCTCCGCACTCATCATAGATGGCAAAGAACTTTTCTAGCTTATCTTTATCTAGCAGGCGAAGCGCTCCGGAGATTGTCTTTTGTCTCAGAATAACATCAGTGAATAACTGGCCATAACGATTGGTTCTCTTCTGAGACAACTCATCATCCTTGTACGTCCACCCGAAAGAAATGCTGCGATCAAGCTCCATCTTCTTTCCAAGGTAAATATACGACAGCTCGCAGTAGTCAAGCGTGGAGGTCATGACAATTCTACAAAAACGATAATTCTTTGTGGTAAACTCTTTGAATCCAATGCCGTGAGTGTCGCTAAACGTGATTGACTCTGTCGCTGCGGGAGCACCCCAAGAGTTAGTTGCATTGAACTCTAGCGTGATTGTCGAGAATCCAAAGCCCGCTCTCTTGTCTGATACGACAAAAAATGAATCAACTTCACTGGTCTCGTTAAAATCAATCACAACGCTATCTGAGTTAGATGTTGAGCGGTAAACCTTTGATCGTCGATAGTCTTTTATGTTTGAAACAGGGAAGAGCGCATTAACACTTGATGCTTTTATGGTTGATTGATCTATTAGGTTGGACGGATAAAGCTCAAAGCTCATACTGCAAATCCTAGTTGTTTTTGATTGCGAACAGCGCGAGCGATCTCCCTCTCGTTTATCTGAATAACGATGTCACCACCGCCACTTCCACCATTGTTGATCATGTCAAACAATGACTTCTGTTGCTGTGCATTTAGCACCATTTCTCCATCCCTGACTGTTGCCATTCTATTATCACCGCCAGCAGTAGCACCATTAAAAGCCCCTCCAACAATACCGCCGTCAGCAAAGCCCTTTATGGCGGTAGCTGCGATAGTTGCTACGTTTAAAGCGCCTGCGATGCCAATCTTTGTCGAAAGCGCACCGGTTGGGTCAATGGCTCTTGCTTTTGCCATACCTGTCTGAGTGCCAACAATTGCCTGAGCAATGCCAGCGGCTTTGCTAGCAAGAAAGATTGTCTTGTCGCCCTCTTTTGCTATTGCAGCACCGAGGTTTACCGCAGCAGAGGCAATATCAACCGATGCCTGGGCTCTTTGCTGATCTAATGCAATCTTCGCTTTTGCATTTGCTATACTTCTTCTTGTGTCGGCCTCATCAATTGATTTCTTCTTTTTCTGAAATGCCAATTCATTTGCCAGGGCCAACTCGTTACCAGCGAGAACAGCGTTATTTTTTGCAATCTCCGCCTGGTATGCAGCTTCCGCTCTTAGCGAGGCTTGCTTAAACTCAATGTCTTGCTGAGACAAGAAGTTCTCCCCCTGTGCGATCAATTTTTGATTCTGTAACTCAAGATCGAGCGCTTGCTGAGAAAGCGCAGCCTCTTGCTTAATCGCTGCAATCTCTCCCTGAAACTTTCTTTCCTCTTCCGTTAGGACTGCATTAGTTTCTTTGACGGCATCAATTCTTGAAGTTTCGGCTCCAGGCAATAATGGCGTAACAACACCCGAGGCTTGAGTATTAAATGCGTTTACAATGGAGCTTAGCTCTTTGATTGCTTGAGATGATTTCTGGGATGCAATAACATCGGCATTAGCAGCTTCGCCCGTAAGTTTGGCCCGCTCAGCAGTTAGTCGATTGATCTCGGCAAGTAGAATTCCATCCGATGGGTCAAAAAAACCTGTCCTCGGCTTTGCAAGCTCTTCGTTTAGATTCTTAATTCTTTGTGTAAGCAGATCAACTTTTTCTTTTGTAACCTCTTCTTCCGAGACATCACCAAGAATTGCCCTCGTCAGCTTTGCGGCTGCGGTCAAAGCGGGAATAAGTTTAGAGCCAGCACTTGTAGATATGTCTGAAAATCTGGCCCCAAGCTTCTTTAGTTGGAAATCAAAAGTCTCTGTAAGCTCTTCATTTGCCCGCGCCGTAGCACCACTCGAATCTGCAACATTTTTTAAAACTTGCTGGTATTCACTAATATTATTTGTGATCGCTAGAATTGCCTTTGTTGACCTTTCATCACCAAATATCTGCGACAGGATATCAGTTGAACCCTTGGCTTCTTTGTTAAGCTTCTGGATGAATTGAATTAATCCACCAGATTTCGCTACCGCATCAGCATTAAGTCTAACTCCCTCAAACTCTCCACCGAGTCTATTGAAAGCAACCTGCGCCTCTTTACTAGGCTTAATAATAGATGCTAGCGCAGCGGCCATTGAAGTAGTGGCTTGCTCTGTTGTAAACCCAACACGAGTTAGAAACGCAATTGACCCCACGACTTCATCAAGTGGAACCTTTAATGCAGCAGCGGTAGGCGTAACACGGGCCAATTGATTAGTCAGCTCCTGAAACTCGACAGCACCATCGTCAACAGACTTCACCAAAATATCTGTAGCTGTCGCAGCATCTAGCCCTGTTCCGGCATAGGCGTTTAGGGTTGAAGTGAGAACTCTTGCAACAGAAGATAAATCTGCCTGAGTTGCGAGTGACGCTGCGTTTGATGCGGCCAAAATTGCTGTCGCCTGAGAAGCGTCCTCTGCACCAGCACTTACCGCTTGGTAATATGCTCGCGCTTGCGCTGTGGCGTTTGAACCATATTGTTTTGCAAGGTCTTCTAAATTAGAAACAACGTCAGCCGTTAGCTTTGAGCTTCTTGGCAGGATTGAATTAATTTCGGCGATAGTTTTTTGAAATTCCCTAGCGGAATCTACTGCATCTGAAACGGCCCCAACAATTTCCCTGGCCCCAGCCGAAACAATATTTGCGGCAGAAAAACCTATTGCCGAAGACAAGACCTGCTTAAGATCAATCGCGCTCTGTGATGCTCCATCAATCTCGTCATCAAGCTTTCTAGCGTCATCAATTAATTTTTGGTCAAAAGAAACTTGCCTCAGTTCCTTTTTTAGCTCTCTGGCGTTTGCCCTTGCATTATTTAAAAGCTTGTCAAATACCGTTGCCTCAGTTGAACCAACTACAACATTTGCAGAAAGCCTACGAAGTTCCTCAATTCTAGATGTAACTTGTTTTAGCTTGCTCTCGATTTCCGTAGCTTTGGCGCGTAGGTCAATTTCAATTATTTCTGCCACTGTCGCCCTCCGCAATCCATGCGAAAATTAAGCCTTTCTCGAAATCCAAGTCATCCGGTCTTATCGTAACGCCAAGCTTTGTTATTCTCTTGAAGTCGTAGTATCTGTAAAACCACTTCTTCATAGATGTAAGCTCTCTGGCCCTGTCTTCACTTACTCCCGTCGAAACCAACTCTTCCAGCGAAATCCCCTTAGCGGCTATAGTAAACGCATCAGGGATTAAGCTTTTTTTGACAAAACACCTATAACCAAAGTGTAAAGCTCGTCAGACAACTTTGTTAATGGCCCATAAAATGAGTCAGCATCTTCAATCATCTGCTCAAAAGTCATTGGCTCTGAAAGTGCCTCTGTCACCAAATATGGCGCAATTGCTTTAATCATTAAGCCACGCAACTTGATTGCATTTGTTTCTTGCAGAGACCCAACAGCTTCGAGATAGTCATAAATCTCTAGGACGTTGGGCTTTCTGCACTTAAGGATACCTTTAGGCGTAACAACTTCCATCTAGAACCTCTCTTTTTTTATTAAAAGATTAGCCCTAGATGAAGTTGAGGTAAAGGTCTTTGCCAAGCGATGAATCAGAAGAAACGAATCCAGTAATGGTTACGCTTCCTAGGATAAATTCGTCACCTGTGCGAGAGAATGAAGTGATTGCCGCATTTTTCAAAAATACGTTAACACACTTACCAGCAATCCAATTGCCGCCATTCTTTGGCCCTACGTTAAGCATCGCGCTAATTGTTGCATTATTAATCAATTGATCGACCATTTGAGCATCATGCTTATTTAAAAAGAATTCTGCTTCCAATGTAACTTGGCGAGCAGTTGCAACCTTTTCCTTTGTGCCAGTTTCTTCACAGATACAATCCGCGTCAGTTACTTCTTTTGCAATTGTAACCGTTACTGTGCGAGCACACACACATACGTTTTGAGATTGAGTACCAATCAAAAGCTCTGCATCCTTAACAACAATTGGGTCTACGTTGTCGTAGCTTGGAGTATATGGCGCAGCGTATGACTGAGCGTTGTTAGATGAGTAAGTGAGTGCACCTGTGTCGTCGCTAGTTACAGAGAATCCTAACTTAGTTCCAATTGTCTGAGCTGTTCCTGCCCCTGTATTCCAGAGAAGCTCAAAGAGTGCACCTGTTGCGGATAGCGTGAATAATCCGGTTACGTTTGAGTAACTAACAGTGACCGTCTCAGACGTTGCTGCGTTCATTGCGTCTTGTAGCGCAGAAGCAAGCTCTTGAGGTGTGCGGTAAACCTTGGCGGCTACTACTGCCTGCGCAACTCCCGCATCATCTTCCCAGTCAATTGTGTCGGTAGATGCCGTGATTTGAATTGGGTTAAAGTGGTATTTAATACCTTGATAGCTAAATGATGCAGATGCGTATTCGTTGACGTTGAACTCAAGTGATAGCTCAGTCATTTGATCGCCCGATGCCATCTCTACTGCGTGACCGTTACCATTGTAAAGCCATGCTGAGAAAGATGGGAACGTGCTACCTGGTTTATATAAAACCGCTCTACCAAGATCAACGCCGGTGCCTGGAGCGTTATTTAAAAGAAAGTTAACAGATAGATCGTTACTAGCAATAGAAGAAATGTTTCTGATTTCGTATCCAGCGCCGTTTTTTACGAGCAAAGCCTCGCCTTGTTCAAATGTAGAGCCCTCACCAGTGTGAACCTTAACAATTGCCGTAGTTGAGCTTGCAACGGTGTTGTATTCGGTCGATGCGACAGACTTACCACCAAGAATTGATTGGTAAAGAACGTCTAGCTCTGGTGCTGCTCCTGGAGTGCCCGATGCCTTTAGGTAGGCGGCATGTTCGCCATTTACTGACTCTTTGCCTTTGTTTGGTTTTGCTGCACCAATATCAGCTAGAAGCTCTTCATTCTCAAGAGTTTCTACGGAATACTCCATAGTAAACCCCGAGCGAAGGGGAACAAACTGAGCGCCCGAAGATGGAGCTACTGGGGTGCCCTCTGTTACCTCTGGGACAAGTGCGAAAACTGAATTTCTTGATAAACCAACAGCCATTGTGAACTCCTTAGATTAGTTCCCTAATTGTAAAATCAAATGATGCTTCAATGCTTAAAAAGTTAAGCTTGTCTCCATTAACGCTTTCGACTCCGCTTGTAGAGGTTGGGTCAATTTTTACGACCGAAACCTCAACTAGTAGCTCGTCAGGTTCATAGAATCTAGCTTGAACGCTATAAATATCTTCTAGTAATTGTTTTCCAATGTCATCAAATTGTGTGTCGTTTGAGCCAGTGTTGAAAATCTCCCGACTAATAACCACGGACATTGTTCTGATTGTTGAAAAGTTGCAAAGCTCAAGATCGGCTCTTTCTGATGGGCCAATACGAACACCCCAGCCCTTGCGCAAAAAATTGTCATCATTTAGTGCCACATCATAAGGATTTGGGATGCGAGTCCATCCATCAACAGAGGGAAACAAGACGCCCATTGCGGTAATTACTGCATCATAGACTGTGCTTATTTTACTCATCGCTCTAGCCATCCACTAGATCGAGATACCTCGTGGGCATCCCTAATTGCATTAGCATTTCTGTCTATTGTTGGGTTTCTTTTGCTGATTCTGCGGTTGTATTCGGCCAGAGCCTCGCTGGCCCTATCTAGATAGTCATCCCCAAAAGAGCGAAAGATTATCTCGGCGCACTTTGAAACAGATGCGGCTTTATATTCTTTCCGGTCTATAATTTGCCCTACATCTTTTATTAGACCTCTATCCTGTAGGTCGTTAATAATTACCTCAGCGGCCCGAACGTGCTGCTCTTCCCAGTCTGTTTTTCCAGACTTGAATGATGTTAATACGTTTGATCTTACAAGGTCGGGATATTCAGCGGCCAAGTCATTATCATCCGAAAATTTAAACCCTACCCACTGAAGCTCTGTTCCTGGGTCAAGATCACCGCCAAGCGTTATCTTAAGCCAGTATTTATCATAAATAACTATGCCTTCAAGGTCAGTAACTGACTCGCCCTCATAATTGGTGCTTTCTCTTTCCCATGCGTTTTCTCTGTCTGGGGTAAAAGAAATAAATCCCGACTGCGTAAATGTCTTGGTTGAATCCCTCTTGTCTACAACATTGCGCCACTGTTGGTCCCAGTATTGAATGACAATAGAAGACTCTGAAGCGTTAGGGGTCTTCATTTTAAAGTAGATAGAATTAAATGGATGATCTGCGCCGATAAAAATAGCGCCTGTTGCGCTCGTAAGCTCGAAGTCAACTCCCTGAGCACCGTAAGCAGAAACATCTTCGGTGATATCTGTAAGAGTGACTCCCTGCTTTAAAACTATTCTGTTCATCTTGGCACCTCATTAATCATCCAGTCTTTATCACTCATAGACCAGAATAAATGCCCACACACAAACCCCAGTAAAAAAGGAATCGAGGGATATTGCTTTGACCATCTAATGATATAGGCAGAAATAGATTCTTGCTTGCCCTTTTTTGCAATAACCCAGAAATCAAAAATTGCAATTGCCAATACAATGACGGCAATAAATATAACTGTTGCGTTCATAATGTTCCCGCCAATTGCCATAGGCTATCAAGCATTTCTGTGTTCATTCCCATCCTAACCAATTCTTCATTTGTGTGACCATCCAGTTAATTCTATCTTGGCTAACCCAGTGTAGAGGCGATGTCATTTCATCAGGTGTGCCGTACATGAGAGCTAAAGTAGTTGTTTCGATGTCGCCTGAACACACCATGTTTACGATGTCCACTACCTCTGTCGCACCGCCAAGTTGAGCAGGAAAATTGACATTCCATGCACGCATACGGTGGTGTAGATGGATAGCTTGATACCACTGGATACCTTCAGAAATGTTTTTTTGCTTAAAAGCTAACACAAGCTTTTCGCCGAAGTCTTTTCGAGCAAGGTTGTCTGATAAATACTGCGGATTGGAAAGGTATTCTTCCCATGTTAGTTCACTCATCGCGCCTCCGATCTTTCAAGTTGAATAAGCATGTGGTCAGTTGAAAAGTTTCTTTGGGTCGTTCCCGCCGTTTTTTCAATCTTAAAGCCCGCGCCCATTTTGTTAGCAACACCTGGCAAACTTGGTGCATTGATTGTCGCCACTAGTACGTCGTCGATAAAAAATTCTGCTACCTGACCGTTTTCG